ACCGTTGTCCATCTTGGCTATTGAGTAGGCGGCTATGCAGCCGATCTCGTTAAACGCGCCTTGGATGCGCTGGAGCGGGAAGTCCGCGTTGCCCGCGTCGTACCACACCTCTACCGAGTTGGTACCGTACAACCACGCTTCACGGTGATCGACAATCAGCGCCACCAACCCGTCCGGCGAGCCTTCTGCGCTGGCAAAGTCCAGCGGATCTACTGTAGTGCCATCTAGCAGGCTAGTCACCCACACCCGCTGCGAGTCCGGCTCGTTGAACACGAAATAGCCATCCAGATACCCCACAGTCACCGCGCCGGGGTAATCGGGATCTGTGATCTGGGCAAACACGTTGGTGGTGGCGTTGTAGATGTATCCGTCAGGGTTGCACGCTACGAACAGTTGCGTGCCGTTGTCGGACATCGACACCGGCCCGCTGCCCGACACCGTGCCAATCAGCGTCGCTGTCCAACTGGAGTCCAGCTTGTACAACTGCAAGCCGGAGACCGCGTAGGCATAGTCGCCAAAGGCCCACAGACCGCGTATAGGCCCGTTGCCCACGGTAGCCAGTAACCGCAAGCCTGGAGCGCGGTTGAGGAACGCAGGCTCTTTGCCGCCCTCTGGAACAAGCTCTGGAAACAGGTTGACCATGCGGTTGACGGCGGCATTGACCGACCGCGCCACATAGGCTTGGCCTAGCAGGGGTGTGTGCATTAGGTAGTGCTTTTATGGTATGCTAGCAGCATGAGCCAAATTACTATTGAACAATTGCAAAACGTGTTGAATTACAACCCAACAACGGGAATTTTTACTTGGAAAATAAAAACGTGCCGCAAAGTTGTAGTTGGCGCGATTGCGGGGTACCGCAACCCCGACGGCTACAAAATCATCCGCGTCGAGGGCGTTCGCTATCGCGACAGCCGTTTGGCGTGGTTTTACATGACCAGTCAATGGCCTACCGGCACCATAGATCACATTGACGGCAACCCTTGCAACAACACTTTTCAAAATTTGCGTGATGTTTCGACGGCGGGTAACAACCAAAATCAAAGACGCGCGCATAGCCGCAATAAAACTGGCGGCTTTTTGGGCGTGTCGAAACAAAAACATAGCCGTCGTTGGCGCGCGCGGATTTGCACCAACGGCGTTCAAAAAATTCTTGGTTGGTTTGACACGCCAGAAGAAGCGCATCAAGCCTATGTAGCCGCAAAACGGTTGCATCATGCTACTTGCACCATTTAGAAATTCCCAGCAAAAATGTTGAACTTTTGTCGCGTCCCGACCATCGAGTACGGCAGCGCCATGATGTCATCAGGGTTGTTGATCCGCTTGATGTTGCGCTTAGAGGACATCGCAATCCGCTGCACTTGCGCGGAAGGCTCGACGCCAAACTCTGCCGAGATCTCGCAGGCCAAGTTGTACTTGAACGCGCGCAGATAGCCCGGCGGGAAAGACAGCACCGTTGCCAGCGTGGCGGGTTGAGTCAGTTCGTCCACGGAAATGAAATGCCATTCCAGCGCCCGTGTGGGCACAGGAAAAACGTACATATCCATGTTCGGATAGTCCATGTTGATCCACATGACCTGCGGATAGGTAGACGTTACCGTCTTGACCGCAATGCCATCGTACTGCTGCTGGTTGATGATCTTGATGCCGTAGCTAACGTTAGTTCCTGGGTCACGGAAGTACGTCGAATCATCAAGCAGCACGGGCCGGTTGCCGACAAAATCACCGGACGGGCCAAGGGTGCGATGGATAGTGCTGGCAGGCCAAGTGAACACTTGATCCTGCGTTGAATAGACCGACAATCGTTCGGTGTTCCATGAATCAATCATCTGATTCATGGCGTCAAGGGCGTCTTGAGAGGTTTCGGCAGAAGGCGTTTCGCCTTCGGCTAACTGCCCGATCAGTCGTAGCGCGCCGTTGATCTGGTCGTTAGCAGTTGCCATGTTTCAACCCTTTTAATCGACGGTTTTGCGCCGCCGTTTTCCTTCCAAAGCATTGACCGGTACAGCATCGGCCACCGGTTCAACAAGCGATTGAGTAGGGTCGTACCCTTCCCAACCGTTAGCGTAATCGGCTTTGGCTTCTAAGTCACTGGTGGCAACTTTGCGGCCATGTTGCGGGTGGCGTAAGTAGATGACCATAGGGGATCGGGGGGTGTTGCCACCCCCCTAACCTTTAGATGCGGTACACCGACCACGAACCAATCGCGGTCTGACGAGCGCGGAAGTGGCCGGTCGTGGTGATCGCAATCGTACCCGAACCCACCAGCGTCCAGCCCGTGCCGACCGCCAAAGTGGTCGTTTCGCCAGCCGTTACCGAGGTGTTGATGATGAAGAAATCAAAACCGGTGTTGAGCTTGACGTTGTACGCCGCAGCTTCCATCTGCGTTGCGGTAGGCAACGTGTAGGTCGCAGCGGTGGACGCGCCAGGGTTAGAGGTAATCAACTGCGTGAGCAGTTCCGACGCCAACAGAGTCGTGGTGACGGTCTTGGCTATCGGTGCCGGAACCGCGATAAACTGAACTTCGTTCTGGTTGCCGTCACCGATCTGGTAACCGCCGCCAACTGTAGGTAAAGGCATGAGAGTATTCCTTGAAGTTGAGAGAGGGGGCTTTTCAGCCCCCTGTAACGATTAGCCCCAGAGACGAGCAGCCTGCGCCGCGCGGATCACACCGTAGCCGTACAGAACGTCGATACGGCACGGCATACGGTCGTTGTTGATGTCGTACTGACGCACGATGCGCATCGAGATGCCGTTGTGAACCTGACGCGAGGCCATGTCCACGCCTTGCGGCAACAGCAGATCGGCGGTTGCAAACGTGATCGCGTCCTTGTGGTAGATCAAGTTCTGCGGGTATGCGGTAGACGCCGCGCCCAGTACCGTCACCACTGCGCCGGACTGCGGGAACGAGTCCACGGTCGCCAGCGCGTTGCTGGAGGTGAAGATCGCAGGTGAGACGCTCACCGATGACCAAGCGCCCGACGCGGCGGTAGCGTCGGCAGTCACAACGAACTGCTGAAGCGAACCGGTGGTCTGACGGGTCTGCGGGTTGACCGCGTACACACTGGCAATGGTGAACACATCACCTTGCTTGAGCGTAGCCGAACCCGCATCACCGGTAATTGCCACCGTGGTTGCGCCCTGAGTCGAAACGGTTGCGCTGAGGGTCAACGATGCAGTAGCCGAGCGGGTGCCAGTGGTGTGCTGGACAATCGACTGGCTCATGTTGATTTCATCGTAGCCCAGCACGTTGTCGCCCATCATGCCATTGCGGAACTGACCGCTGATGGTGTTGGACGGGTTGAAAAAGCCTTTCATGCTCTCAACCAGACCGGCGTTAGCGGCGGGGTTAACCGTTGCGTAGCGCGGCGACATCTGCGCAGCAGCTTCGTTGAGCTTCTGCTGGCCCTGCAACAGCACCAGCGAGGACGCCGGAGTGGTGCCGGGAGTACCTACCGAGGCATAGATGTTCTTGTAAGCGTTGGCGACGTCAGCGTCGATGCTGGAAGCCAACTGGCTAATACGCGGCTTCAGCACGCGGTCAGCAAAGTCATCCAACTGCATCGTGAGTTCGGCAGTGGTGAAGTTGACGCCGATGTGCTTTTGCGAGCCAACGGTCAGCGAGGTGTACTGCTCGTTGTCATCCTGCACCGTCAGCGCAGCGCCGTCAGTGACCAGAGCGCGATCCGGCAGACGGATACGCAGGGTAGAGCCGATCTTGGCCCCTTCGTTGGCAAAGGAATCGTCGTACTGACGGTTCACGTTGCGGGTGATTACTAGGTTGTTCTCCAGAATCTCCAGAGCCTTCCGAGTAATCATGTCGATAGTCAGAATTGAGTTAGCCACAAATGTCTCCCAAAAAAGTTAGCGGTTACGCTGCGCTTCCCATTTCTTAACCTGTCGTTGCCGTTCAGCGGCGATCCACTCCGAGGTTGTCATGCTCTTGATAGAGCGTGGGTCTGTCGTATCGTGAACCGGCGCACTTGAACCTTTGGGGGTGACAGGTGCAATGGGTGCTGGCGCGTTAGTTGTACGTCGTACCGGCGGGGCATCGGCCACTTTGGCCTCAATCCTACCGATTTCCTTGGCTTGCATGAACGGCGCAAGACGGGAAATACGTTCAGCTTCCTTGGGGTTTGCACCGAGGTAGTACGCTACGTCGGGGCCAACATCGGACGCCTGAATCGTCTGCGCCATCACGGTCGTGATCGGAAGGTTCGGGTTGTACGCGACTTGCTCAAAGTCGGTGTACTTGTCCCGCGCCTTTTCCTCGCGGTCGTGATATTGCTCTAGGACTTGGGCCTGCTGGCGCTGATTCTCGCGCTGCGAAACCAATTCTTCGGCTTTACGGGTGGCTAACGCATCAGCGTAAGCATCCACGGTCGAAAACTGATCGGCAGACGGAACTTCAGCGGGCGCTGACGGGGGTACCGTCGTTTGAGCCTGCATCCTTTCCCATTTACGCTGCTCGCGGGCAAGCCGCTTGCTGATCGCTGCGTCCAGTTCTTCCTGAGTGAAAGTCTTGGTAGGCTGCGACTCCGGCGTCTCATTCACGATTTCGGGAGTTGCCGTAACTTCCGATTCCGGCGCGGGAGAATCCGCTATCTCAACTTCTGACATGGTGGCTCCGTAAAGCCCCTGGTGGGTCGCACCAGTACGATTAGATATACAGCATCAATTGCAAGCCGTCAAACAGTGCGCGACAGCTTGACCTTAACCTGACCGGCAGCGACCGCCGTGGTGTCCGAGTCTGCCGCCAAGTTGGTGATGGCAATACCCAGCCCCAACGCAAAACGGTAGCCGTTAAAGCCTGGCGTTAATTCAACCTGACCGGTAGCCGGAACCTTGATGGTCATTTCGGGAATGTCCGTACCAACAGTGGGCGCGGTGGCCTTGTTGTACAGCTTTACAAAAGCGTCGGTTGCACCAAAGTTGTTGGCGTAAAACGCTTGCACGCCGGACGTACCGGTAAGGATCAACGCGCCGTTAGTTGTTGCCGCCGAAACGACAAAGTAAGGCGTAGCGGGGGCCAGCGGAGTGCCCGCTGAAATGACGTTAACCGTGCCGCTGGAAACGACTACCGATGCGCCGACAGGAAGCTGGTTCATTTGTAGTAGCTCACGTTAAGTGTGGCCGTTGCGGCTTGCTGAAAGAAGCGGATGCGGGTCAGGTCGCCGTCGTACATCAGCACAGCGCCGACACCCAGCGGCATACCCACCGTCGCAGTGGGGGCGACGCCATCATCGCGCCAGCGCACAGCTTGCGTTTCGGGGATAATCATCGCTACAGACGGTGTAGAAACCAACCCGTTAGTGTCGCGCACCGGCACCGTCAGGCCCGTGGATGCGGCCAAACCAACGATCTGTTGGTAGCCAAACATGGATGTGACGTCTTTAATCATGCCAGAAACCTCAGTTTATAGAGCGTGGACAG